GGTGCGGAGTCCTTGAAGATGCCCTTCAGCTCCTTCACGTACTTCACCCCTCGAGCCTTGATCTCCCACTGAGGGATCTTCTTCTCCGTGACCGTTCCGTCCGGGTTCACGGTCTGCTCGATCCGGGGAGGGAGATCGATCTTCTCGATCCCCTCCTTCAAGGGCTCCTTAGTCGGCTGCTTCAGCAACCTGCACCTTCTTCGGGCGTCCGCGCTTCGGTTTCGGAGGCTGCTTCAAGTGGTCATAGAACGGGGCCAGGTCCTGCACCTCGGTCTGAATGACGAGATGCTTCCCCAGCTTTCCCGTTACCGGGTCTATTTCACGGGTATTCCCTGGGATCGAGGTTCGATCGGTCAGGATCTGCCAGCCATCCTGCAAGTAGTGAGTCGAGGACGTTGGCCTGCCTTGTTGTGAGATGCCGCAGTAGACCACGTGGCATGGCGCGGAATCCACCGCCCCGTTTTTCTCGATGATGACATTGACGGGGCCGATCCTCCCGTACTGAATGAGAATCGGGCACCCGCCGCCGATCGATGCAAGACACCCCAGCCCCACTTCATCCCCACCCTTCCCACACGTCCTCACATGGGGCTGGGGGACCGCCATGAGTTCCGGAATCAGTTTCAGCGGGAATCCTGGGTAGCGTTGCCCAGAGATTGGGACAATCGTCTTCGAGTCGCTGTTGACCTTCATCCTCCCCGCAACTGGATGCTGGATGTAGGTGAAGCGGGCAGCCGGAGATGTGAACGGCGTCCGGTTGGGGTCAAACGCTGTCTGGCTCTTCGGCTGCCCCATAACGTACTCCCTTACGTGGTGGTCGTGACGATATGCACGCCGCCCGTGGTCTCGTGAAGCACCTTGCAGGCGTACATGGTAGAAGCCACGACACGGGTGGAGAGATCGGTCCTCTCCATCTCGATCTTCGGGCGGTTCTTCCGCACGAGGACGATCGACTTCTTGGAAAGGATCACATTGCGAAGCGTGGTCGATAGCAGCACGTTCTTCGTGAAGTTGAAGTTGACCCCGAACGCCATGCCGACATTGCCGGTCTTGGCGGACGAGTTGGACTCGCCACGCACGGACGCGGTGTAGAAGTCCGCGATCCCCATGATCGTGTCCCACATCTGGGGGTGATACCAGCCGTCCAGCTGGCCGAGCTGCACCTTGTCTCCGCCGTTCGTGAGGATCTTGGAGACCAGGGTGTGGAAGTTTCCTTCGGTGAACGCCCCGCCGTCCGTCTGGCTATTGGTCGTGAAGTTGACCGCCTGGGCCAGGATGTCGATGTCGATCTGCTGGTAGAGAGCTTCCGCCAGCGCGGGTGTGTAGGTCCGCACCGTGTCATAGGCTGTGGTGAGAAGAACGTCTTCGAGGAGAATCATGGCCGCGTAGGTCACGGTCGGGGTGACTTCCACCTCGGTCGGCGTGCCAGCTACGGAGTTGGCGATCGCCACGGACATCGCAGCGCCTAGAGCGGTCGCGGGAATGGCCTCCACGATCGGGAAGTTGACCTTGAAGCCAGGGCCGAAGTAGGTCTCTCCGGTATCCCAGATCGACTTCGTAACGCCACGGGTGTTATTGACCGCATACTCGGGCTGTGCGGCCCAGAGTTCGGAGAGTAGCTTTGCCGCAGTGGTTTGAGTTGTTGGAGCGTGAGCCAACTAAATCTCCTCGTTACCCGGAGCTGACCTTCGTTCCATCGGAGAGTCCCCTGAATCCTGGGGCGAGCGATTCGAGCGCGGCCTGGAGTCTCATGGACTTCTGTTCGGGGCTCTCGCCATCTCGATCCGCAATGATGTCCTGGATCGATCCGAACTGGTTCATGACAGGCGGCGTGCTTGGGGCCATGCCTGACGGAATGACGATCGGTGCTCTCGGGTTTCGGTTGGGGTCCCCATATTGATAGGGCGACGGACGGTAGCCGCTGCCCGTTCCGTTCGTGCGGATTCCCATGTACCGGGCCGTGCGTTCCACCGCTTGCGCCGGGGAAACACTCTCAGGAGGCCCGTCGGGCCAGAGTTCCGCCATGGCACCGAAGAAGGCTTCGGGCTGAATCTGGCTCTGGCTTGGAACGGCTCTCATCACGGTCTGATAGTGGGAGTTCAGTTCCTGTCCGAGTCTCTGAGCCTGGGCCGACTTCCGATCCATGTCCTGCCTCTCCCGCCTCTCCTCCAAGAACATCCGTTTCATCTCTTGGAGTTCGTTATAGACGGGGCGGACGGCGGGATCGATCTCGTAGGTTGGCTCGGGCGGCATGTATTGTCGGGCCTGCCGAGACAAGGCTTCTACCTGAGCCTCTCTCAGTTTCAGGTCATAGTCCCGCTTCTTGTTCTCCTCGTACACTCGGCGGTTTTCGTCCTGCAACCGCATCGAGCTTTCGAGTTCATCGGGCGTCATCCCGTACTGCTGGGCCGCGATTTCGATCGCCATACGCGGGTCGATCTCGGGCTGCTGCGGTGCTGGCGGTGCTACGGGTGCTTCTGGGTCCTGCGGGACTTCCGGGTCCATCGGTTACCCCTTCTGTGATTCGGGACTCATGTGTGGCTTCAAGGGATCAAGCCAGTTGTCATCGTGAAGGTTTGTCTTCTGGAACGCTCCGAGCGGTGGGGCGTCCACTTCCTTCGTGGCGAGTGACACGGCTACGAGCGGTGCTGGATCATTGGTGGAATCCAACTCGTGGAAGCGGTCGGCGCTCGCGGTAGAAGCGGCATCGTTTGAGGGGACGGGGAAGCTCTGGTATCCCAACCCTTGGACGAGCGGGCCCGTGTCGATGGGTAGATCCTTACCTGCCATGGTCCCTCCTACTTCTTCTTGATCGGGGTGCGGGTCTTGGCGGCTTCTACCTCGGGCTCGGGGTGGGTGGCTTCCCACACTTCATCGATCTTGTCCTGGAGCTCCGAGAACGCCTCAGCCGGGGTCACGAGACCATCGTAGATTTTCTTGTCCAGGGTCTGGACGTAGGTCTCGATCATCTTGAACTTCTTCACGTCCTCTTCGGTGGTGCCGGTCTTCCAGGGCATCAGACTCCCCCGATGTCGTGGGCGGACGGTCCTACCGGAACCTTCTGGGTGTTCGAGGTCTCGATCACGGCCTCGATGAGCGGACGGCCCGGATTCTTAGAGTTACGGATTTCCTCCGAGATCTTGGTCGAATAGGGGCTGACGTTACTGAACATGGGGTGCTCGCACTGGCTGGATGCTTCGTTCATCTGCGGACTCTTGTTATCCAATGGGGAGTCCTCCTAGGTCGGGTTGAGGTTCGGGCGGCGCGGGCTCAGGGGCACCAGAAGGCGGCCCGGATGCCGGAGCCATCTCCTGCTGAGTGCCGCGCCGCACCAGCATTTCCTTGATGCGTGCCGGAGGGAAGCCGATCGCCTCCAGCACGTCTGGGAAGTAGGGGCTTTGAACCATCATGGGATTCGTAAGAACCGGGACCGCGTTCTGGCCGAGCAGCTTGTCCCGGAAGGCGGGCTGGGTGTTGATCTCGACTCGGACGTTCACCTTCGGGAGCTTCTTCACCTCGATCTGGATCGACTGCACTTCCGAGTTCGCCATGGTTACCGGGACTTCCTGCGCGTCCCCATAGAACTGCTGCATCATCTGGCGAATGATGTTCCCGCCGTCACTCATGAACTGAGAGAGGCCCGCAGCGTGTCCCTTCATGCGATCGGAGAGCCGGGCGTTACTGATCTCGGCTTCCGTGGCACTGACCGGCGGGGTTCCGCTCTGTCCTCCGAGACTCACCGAGGAAAGGCCCGAGACCACGGTGAAGTGGTACTGGAGCGCGCCTAAGACCCCGTTCCAGAGGTTCATATCTGCAGATGCGGGGGGAATGAAATGGGCCTTCCCGGTCAAGTGGTCAGGTACGGGGTGGCGCTCCTTCGGGCCGTTCCCTAGAGCGGTGTAGGACTTGGCACCGATCGGGTATTCGAACGGTCCGAACATGGAGAGGACAACCCCGTCCACACCCATGGAAACAACCGTGTTCTCCGCGATCTGGAGAGACTTCAATAGGCTCACATCGTTACTGCCGTAGAAGTCTCCCGGTACTCGGTCGTGGTGGTAGACGAAGAAGGGATAGACCCCCTCCAACTCGTAGGGGTTTTCTCCGTCATAGAGGAGTGTGGTGCCGGAGTAGACGATCAAGCGTCCGTAGGGGTACTGGCGTCGGACGATCTTGTTGTGTTCGATCTTCGGGGGAATCTGGATCTGTTCCAGGGTACCGGCGCAGGTGGGGCATGGTTCGCCGAGATCGAGTCCCGGAGTCGCGTCCTCCTCGTAGACCGTCCCACAGGATATGCAGGAGAGGCCCGGTCCCGCGTCCTTCAACATCACCGTCTGGAGGTCTTCGATCAGGGACTCGTCCCGGACCCAGATGAAGGAGACCGTGGCCTTCCGTGATTTCAAGGTGTTCTGGGAGTCGATCACGAACTCCCCAGCGGTGCCGAAGATCAGGTTGTCGTCGGTGTTGTCGGGCTTGTAGGTCCAGCCGCCCGTGACCTGTCTGGAGTTGGGCTTTACCTCGTTCGCCTTCGAGGGCCACATCTCACGAATGGTGCTCATGTCCAGTTCGGTCTCCCAGACCACGAACCGACAGTTGGGAGAGGTGATGGAGTCCGCAGAGGGGTCCCGGTAGAACTCGTCCGAGCGAATATTGTGCAGGGCCAATTTCATGGCGCCTGTAAGTTGATCGGCCTTGGCGGAGACCATCGCCACCCCGACTCCGGAGGCAGAGCCCCAGAGGTAGGCGTCTTCCTTGACCTGCCGGAAGCGGAGTCGGGTCATCTCGTGCTCTAGAGCACTCTTCCAGAGCAATCGATCGTAGTAGGTGCTCTGGTCGTCCAGGGGATCGCAGAAGAGTTCGGTGGGGGCGCTACAGAGCATCGAGGCTTTGGTCTTCACTGTGGCGTAGGTCCAGTTCACCACGCCCTTGAAGGCCCACTGGTCTATTTGCTTGGCGGCACTAGTCTGTGGGGTGCCCCACTGCTCTTTCCCTAGGAGGAAGTTCCAGTTCTCCTTGAAGGACTTGACTCGTTCTCCAGCGGCACCTCGGGCGGTTTCGCAGAGGGT